CATGGTTAATAGTTAGTGATTCTTCAGCCGCTCTGTATACGTTATTTTCAGAACGATTTATCCTCATCCCTCCCGCCCGAAGAAACAAATCATTCGTGTCCGAAAGCTGCATTATCCCTTCATGGCTAGAAGTCTCATAGGTATTAGTAACAGGGAAAAAATCCAGATTCCCGTTCCCACTAGTGTCATCACCCCTAGCAGACATGCCGCCCCATTTAGTGGTGCCACTCGAATCGTTAGTTTGAAATAAATACGCCCCAATAAAGTTATCGACGCCAACGGTAGTGTCGTTTCGTGAGGCCACATATTCAAAACCCGATGTAGCACGGCCAACCATTCCCGAAGTCGTTCTGCTAAGTCTATCTTCTGGGGTGTCATCCCCCATGCCGATCACGCCGTTAGCTCCGTTTACAAACAGGGCATGGGTTTTGTTATCAGATTCAACCCTGAAATCTATATCAAACGAGGAGTCATTTATTACAACTTCATCTGGTCCTGCACTATTGTCATATTTGAAGAACTGAACCTCTGTACCCTCCCGCATGCAGTAAAACTGCATGGTGGCATCTTCTGCGCCGTCTGTAGCATCTCTAATTCTGGTTCTAGCATATGCGTATCGCACCTCTTCAGCAGCGGCATTGTTCCCATAAAATTCTAAAGCCCCTATAACATCCGCATTTGCTGGACTTGCGGAATTTCTATACAACTTTATAATCGGACCAGCGGTAGCTGAATCATCATCTAACTGATAAACAAGATTACCAGAGGTTTGAATGTTCAGATCACCCGTGGTGTTCTCAATAAGGCTGTTTGTCCCGTCATGCTCAATGCTAAGGTCAGAGCCAGTTCCAAAAGATGCCTTTACGCCATCCTGAAATTCCCAGTTGTCAAAAGAGAATACAATCTTATCCGTACCCGCCTGTTGGAACCTAAAGTCTTTAGTTGTCTGGTTGTCGTTAAACACCATCGCCGTAAGACTAGAGTCATAATCCATATCAAAGTCATTGCCTGACCCAAACTGTAACTCAAAATTATCGGTTAATCTGAAGGAACTCCCATCAAAATACTGCATATCAAACGATCCAGAGGTTCCAAATCGTAGCTCCCCTGTACCCGCTTGATTGAAATATGTATCAAACCCATCGTGATATATTTCAAAATCACTGCCAGTCCCAAAGATAGCTTTAATGTTATCGTTAAACTCTAGCGCATTACCACTAGCATCCCACAGAACATCGCCGCCCAAACTGACATCCGCGCTAAACGTGGTGCCCTCTGATATCGTTAAGGTGCCATCCGTGCTGGCTTGAATTAACGCATCTGAAGCGGCAGTCAGAAAAACATCCTTAGATCCCGCACCAAAGGTTACAGCACTGTTGGAGTTTGAACTAGATAAAACGGTATCCCGTTGTAACGCTCCACCCGCTGTAAACGTGCCCTCGCCAATCTCAAACTCACCTGAGACGTTGTTTACAATAGTGTAGAAGAATGTATCTCCAGAAGAGCAAACCGCAGAAAACGCTTTAAATCCCGTCTGCGCCCCCGCAAGGGTAAAGTCCCCCGTACCCGTTGTGGTCGAGGTTTCCTTAACTCTGTCCTTAGATACAAAAGCCATTAGGCAATCCTGATTACTGCGTTAGAAGAATCGGCTGTTGGAAACACTACGGTGAAGTCTCCGCTCGTAGATGTTTTATCTGCACCAAAATCCAAAACAACTACAGTAGGATCTCCCGATGCAGTATCATTGTAGATTAAAGCTCCACGCGCTGTAATCGTTGAAGACGAAAACGTAAGGTCTGAGAAGTCCGTGAACGCTGTTGTACCAGAACTTGTAGGATCCACTCTAGTTAACGTGCCCCCACCCGCTGAATAGCCTGTTCCGCTCACCTCGTTAGAAGTTGTATACGCAGTTGTTGCAGCGTTAAAAGACGCACTGTTTGTGTACATCGCCAGCTTAAACGTGTTGCCGCCAGAATTTTTAAAATTATGCACACCCTCAAGAAGCTCTTTCTTGAAGCTCGTACACATAAAGTTGCCACTAAAAGCCATTATAATCTCCTTATAAGCTCAGAAAGCTCCTGATGTCCTGCATCGTTAAGAGCATTGCATACTGTGGTTCTATCACTTTTCACAGCTTCTTTCAGATAAAACTCCACAACCTTTTCTACCTGATCCTTAAAAGCTCTAGCTTGCGCCTGTAAGGCGGGGTGCGCTTGATCTGACACAGACACAATTTTATCCGCGCAGCGAGCCGCAATTTCTTGTGGAGTGAATCCGCGATTAGATGTTGTCTCCACAGAAACAACGCCAGTCTGCATAGTTCCAGAATCAGCAAACATATTCATTGCGGTCTAATCTCCCCATCTCTGTAGATGTCCCTCTTACTCTTAACATCTACAACGGAAAGCTCACCAAGGGCTTCTTTATATCGAGAGGCGTACAATTGGAGCATATCGCTCTCACCCTTCATAAAGGTGTATGCTTCCACCAAAGACCCATAAAGCAATGTAGTGTCGGCGTTGTCCCCCAGCCAAGAAGTTCCAGAAGTAACAATTGATGGTGGATCATAGTAGTAATGAAGCTCCACAGCGTAATTGGCGTCTGGCGTAGGACCAAGAATAAAGTTCCCAGAAGATGTCTCAGAGCTTCCAGAGAACGTATCTCCATCAAATTGACCATAGAACAAAGGCAGTCCCTGAGTGCTGGCAGACGGGAAAGCTTCTCTGATAAAGTTTACGTCTTTATCAAGTAAATAACTGTAGTCTCCACTGCCATCAACAACGGCCAGCGATAGAACGGTTAGGAAATCAGAGGGTCTGGCAAGATACTTGTCTCCACTAGACAACGTGCCCGTAACATTCTTTTTAAGCTCTGGAATAGTAACGGCACGATATATACGTTGCTCTGCTTGCTTAACGAACGTGGGTATCTGAGAGACAAAGGTTGTCTCCTCATTCTCAGTGTAATCCTTTATAGCCTGAACAAGCTCTGTGTAGTTCATTTGAACTTTTCCTTATGATACTCTAAACTTGCCGCCCTTAGTAGCGGCACCCATACCACGGCACACCGTACCACCACCCGCCTTTTTTGATACCTTACTAGCAGCTTTTCCTGCCGCTGCCGCTGCGGATGGGATGCCCGGCACAAACGTTCCTATTTGTTTCGCTGAGTCTGAAACCGCAGTTGCGAGTCTTTTTAACCCGCCTCCAGTCTTTTTGACCCTATCCTTACCACCCCTTTTTCTTTTAGGTTTATCTTTCTTAGGATTTTTCCCAGAATCAATTGCAGCGTTTATTTCCGCTTGAGTCATACCAGCTAGAAGTTCTTTACTTTTAATATCACCTTTGCGATATCCATCCATAGCATTGGGACGTTTAGGTGGCCGCTTTGATCCAGATTGATCTGGCTTAGCTTTAGGTCTTGTGGTCATATCTCTAATCCTCATTATAAAGGTTATCAAACACCCGATTCACATCCAATGTATAGTCTAAATCAGATTTTGAATAGTGGGTGTGCTGGGATGGTTTGAAGTCAGGTGCCCCTACTCCCAACTCAAACCAAGCAGGATGTGTCACTCTAACGCGATTATTGGGCAACGCTATTATGTTTCCCGTCCATTCGCCAGCATCAAGAAGCTGCATGACATGACTTTGTTTATGCTGTGCGGGATCGTCAGCTATTTCACTTTCCGCATAGTCCACAGTAAACATATACCGCGCTGGGTACATCTTACCATCCACCTTTGCCATCCAAGGGCATGGCGTTGCACGGTCTAGCGTATAGACTGAATGATGATGCGAAGAGCAATCCCACGGCTGGGCATCGTGGACTGGCATGGGAGAAGGCCAGTCCTCTAGACGTTCATCTGCCACTAGCGCAGTTATAGGCATACGCGCCCACATTGCACCGCCATGAGCATTCTCTTCGCTACCATCGTCAGCCTCTGATCCAGTGAATATCAACTGAAAGCTAAGGCAACGATTCGGCATTGTCGTAACAGCAATAGCCATAGCATGCAGGAACTCGCCGTGATACCTCTCATGATTACAGGTATACTCACGACGAACCCAACACTTAAAGTATGGTATGTTACTTTGAAGATACGACATTAGTTCAATTGCACTATTTCATACTGAACTTGCCACCACGGGTGGCCGCGCCCATACCACGACAAATACTGCCGCCCTTAGCATAACCCTTCTTCTTCATAGAGCCGCCTTTCGCATAGCCCTTCTTTTTCATAGAGCCTCCAGCCATTTTCTTTTCAGGGTTTTGAGCCTTCTTCTTTTCAAGCTCACGAATTTCCCTAGAGGTTAGCCCTTCAAGGCCTTTTCGCATTTTGCCAAAAGTGCCCTTACCAGAAACAGCGCCAGCCACTGGGCTAAGAGATCCCACGATCTCAGCCATGTCTCCAGACTTTAGAGCCTTCTTCATGCCCTTAGCCCCCATGCCCAAAAGGCCACCAGCCATTTTCTTTTTTACTAATTTTCTGGAGCCGCCCATCATGCTGTCTAATTGCCGTTTTGCAGTGTCCTTAGCCTTCTTAGTCAAGACTGGCTCTGACGCGGGAGTATCGCGGTTACCAGTGTCATACTGTTTAGCTTTTCCAATAGCCCCAGCGATTTTCTGTTGTTTTTTGGTCATAGGCGCTTTGGCTTTCTTTTCTGCTGGCTTCTTGCCCTTTAGTAAATCACCAGCACCTTTCCCATCAGCCGCAAAGAACGGCATCTTTTTGCCAGCCCGCTCGACCATTTTTAACTTGCCGCCCTTGGCGTAACCTTTTTTCTTCATCATAATTTTAGTCTCCTAAGATGTGGTCACAGTGACCTTTCCAACAGATGCCACCGCATATTGGGCAGGATTCCAAACAGGGTTCCAGCCAAACAGTTGCCTACTTTCTACCAGAGATCTATCTGGCCTTGGGTTCCTTAGAGATTGCGGATCGTTAATCTTTACACGCCCTAAGAAATTCTGTGGTTGATCAGGATCCACTACATCCTTGCCAACTCTGAAACCTGTCTTAACACCATCCTTGTATTCATCGACAAGATCCTTGAGAGGGTATCTAAACCCTGTCTTGTCGCAAAAACCAAATGCTCGTTTCCCGCTTGCGTATGCCATTAGCCACCCAACATAAACGTATCGTAAGGGACAAATTTTATAGAAGCAGTTTCCGTGTCCTCTCCAGCCGCCAACTCAAACTGGAACTCATACTCCTGCTTCAGACCCCCCGCTGCCGCAGGATTTTTCTTTGTAGCCAAGTAATAAGCCATGCCCGCGACAAGTGCTGGTACGAAACGTGGTGGTATAGCTGCGCTTCCAGATATACCCGCTGAGAGGCCATCAATGCCTTTAAGCCTGAAGTACGCCAAGGTGTAAGTTTCTGTACTGTCTGGCACAGGCCATAGCGTTATTTTCGTTTCTGTTGCGAGTCTTTGGACGTAGATTTGGGTCGGCCTACCTTGCGTGTTTTTGTTGCTTTGCTGGGCGTAGGTCGAGACGCTGACCCTTTCGAGGTTCGTGTCGGTTTGATTGGTTCCCGTTCCTGTTCGGACTTGATGTTCGATGATATCAATCGTTTCGGAAGGGAGAGTATAAGTCGCAGTCCCCGCTGTAATCGCAAGAGTGCCCGACTCAATAGTGAATAAATTAAGGCCACGGTTTTGCCACTCCAATGTTAAAAGGTTTAAGCTACGTCTGGCCGTTTTTAAATCGTAACCAGAACGCATCTCCATGCCTATGCGCTCATAGGCTTCTTCAAATATATCAGCTAGATCTGGGGTAACTACGGCCATCTATTTTTTCCTATATGCTTTTACTTTACTAGCAACTTTTTTAGGTTGAGCCACATGCTGCTTACCCGCTTTAGTCCCTTTACGCTTTGCCTTAGTCGTGGCCGCATACTCCTTGGAGCTAAGAGCCTTTATTGCCTTTTCAGGCAAGTACCGTTCACCAGTAGCCTTGGACCCCTGCGTGGATGGCTTGCCACTTTTGGTTGTCCACTTTTGCTTAGTCCAGCTTTTAAGGCTTTTCTGTGACTTCTTTAAGGCCATTAGTCTTTGTAACCCCCACCAGCTTTCTTGTACCGCTGCGCCAGCATTTGCGCTTTTCTTGCAGACCATTGGCCCGGAGCGCCACCCTTGCCCCCAGCCTTTATTTGGTTGAAGATTCTTTTTCTTTTCTCTGGCTGAGTATAGTTTCCAGCCTCATTAACGCGGCTCTTCTTTACAGAGCCGCCTTTCTTCATTTTTGAAGGGCCATCATCAACACGACTAGAAGAACGAATGGCATCAAGATCACGCATATCGTCGCCACTAGCAACAAATCCACCGCCCGCCATTTTCTTGGGGCTGGATCTTCCTTTAGTCTTTCTGACGGGCATAGCATCACCTGAAACCTGTTTCCTCATTTGAGCACGAGAGATCATGAACCCTTCTTCCACTTAGTAGATTTAGACTTTGTTTTGCTAGGACTCCACTTGGCTTTGTCCGCCCAGTATGCCGCAGACATCTTTCCTTTGGAAATGTTCTTGGCATGCCTAGATTTAAACGCTTCGCGCTGCCCAACCGTCTGGTTTGTCTTTACGCCTTGCTGACCAAAGCGAATAGTCTTAACCTTGTCCCCCTCTTTAGCCACAACGATATGTGACTTCTTTGGGTGATTGGGAGTGCGCTTAGGCTTGTTAAACCCAGACACTCCCGCTCTTTCAAGGCGAGGGTCTTTCTTCGGCTTATTCATAGAATATATCAGCCTCTAAAAGATTAGACATATGAAAATAAACGCCCCGTGTAGCAACAAAGCCTTGGTTGGGGATGCTAAAAGTATTGGCGAAGGTATCGTTAGCCGAAGTATTCTTACTCATTAACCAGCGTCTAGGAAACGTATTCGGACTAGGTGTAGTAGAAACATACCTACAAGCAGGGTCATCTGAAATGGTATCACTATTTAACATTGTAACAGTAAAGGCGTTAGCTGTAGTCACCGTAATTTCATAATTACCCGGTTGTGCCGTGCCCCCAGTTCCAGTGGAAAAAGCAATTCCAACAACATCACCAGTAGCTAAGCCATGACTAGAATCAGTAACGGTAACTGTAGTTCCGCTTTGAGCATACGTTCCAGATTCTGGTGCTGTTTCTGAGTCAAATATGTCAAGAAACCCAGCGCTTGAAGTCCCCACAACAGAAACCTCTTTAACTCTATGCCGCCCTAAAACAACAAAACCACTTTCGTGTCTGTGCCCTTGGAAAATTTGAGATATCGTGCTGTTGCCCATATCTTAGTCCTTTTTCTTTGGTGGACGCCCACGCTTTTTAGGAGGATCCGCGGGAGCGGGTTTCGCCGCCCCCTTACCCATGTTCAACTTGCCCATGCGTCACCTATCACACGGCTGCGC